GTAATGGTGAAGGGCTTGAGACTACATACAGCATGAATCCGAAACCTATTAAAAAATTGGATGAGGATATCAAAGCGATATGCAAAGCTGAATTAAAAGTGATTAATCTTCCGGTATTATTTAAAGGTGAAGATCCATTTGCAGAGTTTGAACCACCTGCTGCTGAAGCGGATGATGATGGAGAACCATTCTGATGCTTAGAAGTGGTATAAGCAACGAAGCGTACCATGCCGACCCAGCGTTGGGCAGGAGTGTAGCATACAGCATGCGCACTTCTTGCCCAATGAAGGTGAAGTACATGATGGATAAACCAACACCCAGCACACCTGCACTTGTTAATGGAAGCATGATTCATAGCGGTGCGCTTGAACCTCAGAAACTAGATGAAGAGTTTAAGTGCAAGCCAGCAGAGATTGATGGCAATTCACCACGCACAAATGCATATAAGGAAGCGTTTGCAGTCATGGAAGCTGACAATCCATGTGTTACATATGTACCACATTCTGACTATGAGAATAACCTGGAAGTTATTGCTAGTGTTAGCGAGCATCCATTGCTCAAGGAATTACTATACCATGAGGATAGTAAGATTGAACATACCGGGTTCTTCGATTTCGAGGGTGTGTCATGTAAAGTTAGACCAGACTTGTACAATACCAGCAATGGGGTAGTCATGGATCTGAAAACTACACAAGATGCAAGTGTTCGTGGATTTACGAAAAGCGTCAGGCAATTTGGGTATGTATTCCAGGCTGCATGGTACATGACTGCACTAAGGCAGATGGGTGAAAAGCCAAAGAAGTTTATCTTCTTAGTGGTTGAGAAGACTGAGCCTTACATCACCGCATGCTATACCTTGGACAATAATGACATTGAGCGTGAAGTTCCAAATGTGATTGATGCAATTAAGGAATATGGTGAGTGCTTAAAGAGTGATGTATGGCCTGGTTACACGGATGATATTACAACTCTAAATCTTGGCACTCCATTTACCGAGAACAGACTTAGCATTACAAAAGCGAGTGAGAAGTTTGGTGTCAGTAGGAGCTACATCTACAAGTTAATAAAAAAGCATGGATTAGAAACCTTAAAGGTGAGAAATCGGCAGACTATTAGCATGTATGAATTTAGTAACGCTCTACGATGGGAGCATGGAAAGGCAGCATAATGGCGCGTAACAAAGGAAGTGTGGTAAAACTTGTTTCAAGTAAGAAAGCTCTAGAGATGATGGGGTATAAGTCACAAACATCTCTTGATCAATTCCATGATGACGAAGGATTCACTAAGTATGAAGTCTATGGAGTGAATGGTCGTGGTGGAGTTGGTTTAGCATGGAACAAGAAAGAAATTAACAAATGGTTAAGAACTGAAGGAAGGGACACATCAGAATGGTTGATAGACTAAAATTAAAAGAGATGGATAAAGTTTTAAATTATGCAGAGCGACATATTGAGCAGCATAATTTTGATGGCGCGGTTGTGGTATTGCATGCAGCTATAAAGCAATTAGTTGCTACCTTGCAGGGTATGGACTTAGATCATCAGAAAGATCCGCATGTAAATTTGTACACCAAGGAAGACTGTTGCGATGGGCAAGATCAATAGTCGATCTAAGGGTGCAAGATACGAGAGAGAATTAGCACGTTACTTATCCGAGAATGGGTTTCCAGGTTCACGCAGAGGACAGCAGTTCTCTGGTGGATCGGACTCCCCGGATGTGGTAAGTGACTTTCCATTTCATATCGAAGCCAAGCATGTGCAGGCACTTAACTTATATAGTGCCATGACACAGAGCATACGAGATGCAGGTGATAAACCACCATGTGTAATACACAGAAAGAATAACACGGAGAGCATGTTCACATGCAAACTAGAAGACCTAATTAAATTATTAAACGAGAAGTCCTGGACTTCCAAAACTAACTAACTCAAAAATACTATGATAACAGAACTAGCAAAAACCTACGAAGAATTAACGAACGAATTTAAAGATGCGATTACAAATGGCATCAATGGATTTGTAAAAGCCGGAGAAATATATGTAAAAGCAATAGACCAAAACCCTGAGTATGCAGATAAAATGCAACTTGAGTTTAGTGATATTGTACCTGCAAAAGCATGGAAACAATTTGAAGCTATTGGCAGAAAATGGATACATCCAAAACTTATTCTTGGTGGCATGTCGGATGCAAAGAAAACAAATATTGTAAAGCGTTTACCATACAGCTTACAGAATCGAGTATTTGAAGGTGAAAAGTTTCCATTACTTATCGCTGGTGGAGACGTGCTTGATGTAAGTATACTTGATGCAAGTAGTGAGCAGACCATGCAATTGTGCGGAGATGGTAATATGCGTACCTTAACTGAGCAAAAAGCATACATTGAGGACAGTAAACTTAAAGAAGACTTAAAGCCACAAGAGCTACCTTACTATGTACAAAAGGGTAAGATTATCTTTCGTAAGAATACAGAAATAACCAGAGCAGAACTCAAGCAGTTACTTACTCAGGTATGAGGTCAAAGGCCAATAGAGAAAAAAGTAAGCTAAAGTTTTGGGATAGAACAGGTTTTGATAAACAAGAAATTAAATTTTATGGATTTGTATATCGATTACATAATAATTGTTTAAAGGAATGTGAGATCAAAGCACTTGGATATAGGTTGAGAGACGAAAATGATTGGCTTAAATATTGTTACGATCCATTGGTTTACATTACTCAAGAGGATATAGATTTTCATTTCAAAAACACATTATGGGAGAAAAATGAATATCCATTTAATTGTATTGAGGTGTGGGTAAGTGATCCATTTGCATGTCCATACACCGGACACGGAGCAATACGTCATAATGCGTGGGTAATTAAAAAACCAGGGTACTATAGAGTTCGTATGCAGTTAGTGCCAAAAACATCTAGAGTACAAGTTTTTACTGATGAGAAATCAAGCAAAGTGCGCACGACCTATAGAATGACGCATTACAAGGGTATGCCTTTCTTTAATAAGTGGAATGATAGATGTCATAATAATTATGTATCAAGGGCGTTTCATGTGGTTCTAAAATACTACAAAGAGGTGAGAGAGGGTATACTTGCAGAGAAACAAGCAATCAAGGATCGCAAAGAAGAAACCTATAATCGTTTAAAGAATAAGCGAGTCATGCAAAATGTAATTGCTCGTCAAAAAGAAAGAGAACGATTGAAGCGTGTGCGTGGTATTGTGCCAACAAAAGAAACTACTGCATTCTTCCAAGCACTTGCAGTTGGATCTGCAATATCTAGAAATGACTCAAGCATTTGACACGAGCTTATCTGTCGGCAAGTTGCGGGAGGCAGAATTAATCGAGTTCTTCCAATCGAAAGGGCATAAGCCCATACCCATACCAGGCAAGTTCTCAGGCTTTGATTTCTTCTTAGCCAATACTAAGCAGGGATATGAGGTAAAGCAGGATTGGAAGGCTCATTATTCTGGCAATCTCGTAGTCGAGGTCGAGATGTATGGTAAGCGATCCGGCTTGATGGCAACGACAGCAGATTGGTGGATCTTTGATACCAAGTCAGAGTTTATATTTATCACGCCAGAAGCATTGAAGGATTTAATAATCGAAACAAATCCACCCCTTAGACAATTCGTAGGCAAGGGAGATACGCACCCCAAAAAGGCATACTTAATTAAAATAGAAACAATAAAAAAATACGCTAAAACATCAGTTTTGCGTCCAAGTAAACTACAAACAAGCACAATAGAATACAATGCAAGCAATTAATAAAATAATGAAAAAGATAATAATTACAGCAATCTTTATAGCAGCAATTATCACTTGGCTGTGGATGATTTTTGCATGGATTTTAGCAATCTTAGGAGCATAAAAAATGAGTACAGAAAAACAAGATTTGAGGGTCAAAATTAACAACGAAACACACAAACTGTTAGATGCCTACTGCGAGCAGTCTGGTACAACTAAGGGACAAGTTTTGACTGACCTGATTTGGGGCAGTATTCCATCCCGCCTCGCGTGCGCGCAACATATTCTAACGAATATGTATAATAATAATATATATAGTACCCCTGACATTCCTGAGGTCAAAACGAAGACCCGTGGGAAGCACTTATTACCAGCAGATTTTTGCCCATCTCGGTCAATAGCGGAAGATGCAGGCATCGATTACGATGGTGCGCTTGAAGCATTTACAGATTGGGCAAAAGCGAGTGGCAAGAGATACCTTGATTGGGATGCATGTTTTCGTGGTGCATGCAAGACATGGCTAAAGGAAAGATTCCCACACCTCAGAGTAAAATCTCCAAAGTCAACAACTCATGGCTTAAACTTTGATGACATTGAGACAATCCATCCGTGAATATTGATGTAGATTTAGCAGAACAAGCAGTTCTATCTGCCATGCTCCACGATACGAGTGGCGTGGCAACCGCACAAGCGGGTGAAGCTCTTACTAAGGATGACTTCAGTAGCGCGGATCGTTCCACGATCTTCGAGACGTGCTTAGAGTTATCACCTGCCAATGAGGTTGATGTAATTATCAAGCATCCAGAACTCCAGGACGAAGTCATGTTCATTTCTGAGAAGTATGGTGGTGGAAGTATTACCCGGTACATCGATTATTTAATTGAGCATAGGAACACACGAGCGGTTGAGCATGCATTATTCCATGCCAATGATGAACTGAAAGCAAACAAGTCAGCAGAAGAAATATCCCAAGGATTCGTAAATCGAATCGCTCGTTCCCTTTCTCAGCGAAAAGGTGTGGTTGCATGTTCAGCTGCAAGTAAGCAGGCACATGCAGACTTTCTCGAAGTAGATGCAGGAGGCACACAAGCACTCACCACAGGCTTATCAAGATTAGATCTCGTACTTCAAGGTGGATTCAAGAAGGGTAGTCTGTACGTTCTTGCTGCTCGTCCTGGTATTGGAAAGTCTGCACTTGCTATTCAGTTTACCCATGAATGTGCAAAGCGTGGATTGCGTGCAGCCTATGCTAGTCTTGAAATGACTGCCAATGAGATTGCAGGTAGACTGCTTTCAAGCACGAGTGGCGTGCGTAAACCCGTCACAAAAGGATTTCTCCAACCTAATCACAAGCAAAAGCTGGAAGCACAAGTCAAAGCAATGCAGTCATGGCCTATCACATTCAAGGATGATAATGAAGCAACCTTGCAAAGTATCCAGGCATTTGTTGCCAAGCAAAGGATTGAGGGTGAGCTTGGACTAGTCGTTATCGACTACCTGCAATTACTCAGCGTGCCTGGTGTGGATAACAGAGTGCAGGAGATTAGCCAGATTTCTCGTCAGTTAAAAGCAATTGCAATGGAATACGATATTCCTGTGGTTGCTCTTTCTCAGCTTAACCGTGCGCTTGAAGCTCAAAACAGAAACCCTATGCTTTCGGATCTGCGTGAGTCTGGAAGCATAGAACAAGATGCAGACTGCGTGATGTTAATGCACAGAGAAGAGGTCATTGACCCAACCAAGGATGTGATTGTATGCAATGTCGCTAAGAACCGCAATGGTGAGGAACGGGCTAGCAAGTTTCTCTTTGACAAATCCATTGGTCGATTCTCGACCCACGTTGAAACGCGTCTAAATGATAAAAAGACTCCCTTCTGACTACATATGACTTACATTGTGTCTCATAGTATGCCATTAGAAGCCCCCGAAGGGTGCTAAAAAGCGTTTTGATTGATTATGAGGGTGTTTACTCATGTGACGCAACCAAAACGCTTTTTAGAGGGGTATAGGGAAAAGATTAAGTTTCTCCTACACTAGACTCAAAGTTTGGATCTAACCTTGGATCTGTTTCATAGATTAGTTTACGCTTCATTTTCTTCATCATTTCCATGACTTCCTGTAAACTTGCCAATCCATCTAGCAAGATATCTTCTCTCTCTTCTCCAGATTTCTCATGGATAGCAAGATGTAGAAAAGTGTGAGCTTCCTCTAGTTTCTCTTCTATTGCACTCATGCTGGTACTCCATCCTTTCCAATAGCTTGGTTCTGCACTTGCTCATTGTAATCGAGCTTGGAGTCTAGACCACTACGCAAGAACCTTCTTGCACGCTTACCATCTTTACCTTGCTTCTCTGCCATTTCTCCAATGGTTGAGGATTTAATTGGTCTTGCATTCTCCTCATCAATAAATGGAAGCATGATAAGATCCGGCTCAACCCCAAACTTGTTTGCAGTTGCAAGCACTAACTCATCAGATGGTAAGTGACCAGGTTCTTGGTGAAGTTTTATTGATTCAATCGCTTTTTGTAAATTACTCATGCTTGCACTCCATCCTTTCCAATTATCTTAATTGCAGGGCATGCGATACCCTCGTTGTCTAGTTTCCAATCATCTTGTAATTCTTTAGCATCATCTTCATTGATCGCTAACAATACCAATGGTTCGTCATTAAGATAATCTTTGTGCAATTCAAGTAAATGATTGTAATTGTCTGCACAATACAACTCACCATTCTCATGCCCAATTAAATAAGAACCATTTTTTGTGTATTTTTCAATTACTAGTTCACGTGCTTCTTTTCTGTCTTTTAAATAATTACTCATAATATTTCTCCTTGTTTCTTGTTTCTCTTGTTCCACCATGCAAGCACTTTCGGCACTAACTTCATCGCTAAGAATATAGTCATGCCTAGTGCGAGCTTGGGTAGCAGGTCATTGTCTTGTTTGCTCATGTTAAAATCCAATAGCTTTCGCTTTAAATCTCTTGGCGTTCATTGCATTGCCTCCTCTTGGGGAACAGTTTCCACGCTCGTAATACGAAACTTTACTAGCTTGTACTTACTGT